CTCTTCGGGTATTAAGAGAGGATAAGCTCCGTATATTTTGACTATATCTATCATGGGAGATATAATAGAAAAGTTTTCTTTATCAAATCCTTGGAATTTATCTATTATATATGTAATACCTTGATGTCTTGGTTTTTTATAGTCAATCCTTTTATCAGATAATTGATCCAGCAAGATAATATACATAAATGTTTTACCTATATTGACATTTTGATATATTCATTTATTTCTTGAATAATAGTATTTATGAACACAAGTTTCCTATATTATGTAAATTTTGCGTATAAATTATACCATAAAAGCTAGTAATGCTTTTCAGCTTTTAGGGGGCTTGAAATAAAAGTATAATTATAGAAATATAGCTGATAATTATACTTTTATGACACTTTTTTTGTACTATATTGTCACTTGTTTTAGTTTATGCTTGCTGCTATTATTAAGATGTCCAGCAGTGGACGAAAAAAATCTAAGAGAATAGGAAATATAAATTAAGTCGTCCTGAACGGCTATTTTTTTGTGAAAATATAGAGATATGTGTAATAGATATATTCCCGTTTCAAATACTAGACTTCCTATCCCAGTTCCTTTAAAAATATATAAAACACATATCTCTAATTAAAATATATGAGCATATTTTTAAATTGTGATAAATGTAAAAAGACAAGCAAAGCATGGACAATTATATGTCCTTTTTGTTTGCAGTCTAAAATTATAGATATAGATCAGGAATTAAAAAAGAATAAACAAAAATTAACAATAGATATAAACTGCAAAAATTAAAATTTTAAAATTAATTACATGTGAACATATCCTAAATATTTACATGTAATTAATTAATGATTACAACTTATTTTTTTACAGTTTATTAAGTAGCTATTATAGAGAATAGAGACAGTTTATATTGTTGTTATATATATATTTTACTAGAGCGTATTTACAAATAAATAAGTAATATAAGTTAATAATTATAAATAAATGTAACTGATGACCTTTTTTTATTTTGGAGGATTTTATTGAATGATATGTTTTCCGATTATGCATAAACAGACAATTAAAAAAGTAATAAGATTATCATACAAAGTAGATACTAAATATGGAGTTATGGCAGAGCTTATGTTTAGCTGTGGATATAGAATGTGTGATGTCATAGATTTGAAAAAAATGCACATTTGTAATGGTTCAGTCGTGACTCTTTTTTTTGAAGAGAAAAAAACTAAAGCAAAAAGGTGTTTCAATCACGCTGATATGCCGCAATCCGCAATTGAGTATATCTTAGGACTAGGGTCACGAGACTACTTATTTCCAAGAAGTTTGTATAGTAAAAAAGGTAAATTATATCATATATCAGCAAGTAGAGTAAAACAGGTATTTAGGGAAATATTTTCTAGTATACCAAAACTACGCGGAGCATATGGAACGCATATATTTAGAAAAACATTTGCATATAATGAATTTAAAAAAGGTGATATATACAGAGTTAAGAGGAAATTAGGACATAAAAATATAAATTCAACAATAAAATATTTACCAGAGGAAATATTTATGAATGAGTGATTACATGAGATATGGGCAGAAATATAAAAAAAAATATGACAATATAATGTTTGAACTAAAATTAAAAAATGTAAGTAATCAAATTATTTGGGAGACAATAGGAGTATCCAAGAATACTTTTTATACATGGTTAAATAAATATAAAAGCTTTAGAGATTTATATAACAAAGCATTAAATGCCAAAACAGATGCAAAAAAGGCACTTATTAAAAAAGCAACAGGATTTAAAGAAAAAATTGAAAAGATAACACATACAGGGAAGATTGTTGAATATGAGGAATATTATCCACCAGATACTCAAGCGATAAGGTATCTTCTAAGAAATATAAGTGATTTTGATAAAGAGCTTGAACATAAAATAAAAATCGAAAATGATAAAGCAGAAATAGATAAAATAAACAAAGTTATAGAAAATTATCAGGATGAGGTAATTGATATTATAAAAGATTTTTATGAAACTAAAATCAAAAACAATAGATAGAATAAATAATACATATAAATATGTAAGGGCAAATGTTGAAGAAAATACAAAAATAGCAGAAACAAAATTATCTGACATAGATTTTATGTCAAGATATATATGGATTATAAATAAAGATAAGATAAGACAAACACTAAAATTAAACAAGACTCAATTAGCAATTGAGGATAAGATAAATGAGCTAAAAAATGGAGGAACACCGCCAAGGATAGTAATTTTAAAAGCAAGGCAAGAAGGTGTAACTACATACTTTCAAGGTAAAATGATGGCTGATAGCAGTCAGAATCAGGATAGAAATAGCTTGATTGTTGCGCATGAGCAGGACTCAACAAATGCAATATTTGCAAAGTCTAAATTTATGTATGAGAATCTTAATGATAATGTTAAGCCATTGCAAAGAGCTTCAAATGCAAGGGAACTTATTTTTAATACACCTCGAAACTATCAAGGTAATGAAAAAGGCTTAAATAGCAAGATTGTAGTAAAAATAGCAGGAAAAGAAAGCATAGGGCGTGGAGATACTTACAGTTATGTTCATATGTCAGAGTATGCATTTTGGAAAGGTAGTAATGACAATAGCCCATCCAACCAATTGACTGCAATTATGCAAGCAGTTCCCGAAAATATTAATACAATTGCAATAATAGAGAGTACAGCAAAGGGATATAACGATTTTAAAGATGTTTGGGATAAGGCAGTAGCTGGAGAGAACGGCTGGACTCCCTTGTTTTTTCCATGGTTTTTTATGGATGAATATTCAAAGGAATTTTCGTCAGAAGAAAAGAAAAGCTTTATACTATCCATGGACGAATACGAGAAAGATATAAAAGACAGGTTTAATCTTACTTTAGAACAATTGAATTGGTATAGATATACTAAAAAAGTAAAGTGTAATAATAATCCTGACAAAATGAAGCAGGAAAATCCATCATTTCCAGAGGAAGCCTTTATATTCAGCGGAAAACCAGTATTTAACACAAACAAAGTTATGGCTAGAATAAATGTATTATTAAAGCAATATAAATTATTGTGGCAAGGCAAATTTGAATATACATGGAATGATGAAGAAAACAAAGATTATATTATAGATAGCAGCATTAAGTTTGTCGCCAAAATAAATAGAAATGTTGAAGGTGAAAAGCTTGAAAATATAGTTATATATGAAGAACCAAAAAAAGGCTATCCATATTGCATAGGAGCAGACACAAAGGGCGAAGGTAAAGACTATTACACTGCTACAGTAATAGATAATATATCCAAAAAACAAGTAGCAGTAATGAGGATGAAAATAAACAATAGTAAACCTTTTACACATCAACTTTATTGCCTTGGAAAGTACTATAACGACGCTTTAATTGCAATTGAGATAAACTTTAATACCGCTCCTGTCGAAGAATTAGAAAGACTTAAATACTTCAAGATGTATCAAAGGGAAAAATATGACGATTTCACAGGCAGATATGAGAAAAAATATGGCTGGAAAACAGATGGAACTACAAGACCATTAATAATAGACAAAGAAATTGACCTGATTGAAAGCAATATTGACAAAATAGTACATATAGACACGCTCAGAGAAATGCTTACATTTGTAGAGGATGACAACGGCAGGCCCGACGCAATGAGCGGCAAGCATGATGATTTATTGTTCTCTGACATGATTGCAAGGGAAACAAGCAGACAACAAATTACTTATATAGGATGATTATATGAAAGTAACAATAATAATAGAGAAAAACGGCAGCATAAACGACGCTACTATAAATATAGACAATATAAGTGAGCTAGATATTGCACTAGAGTACTTAAAAAGCAAGGCAGAAACTTTTATTTTCCAAACCAAAGAAAAACAAAAAGAGATCCAAGGCAAAATTAATCAAGAAGAAATTAACAAAATGTTTTACGAAGAAGTAACTAAGTATACGGAGGATTACAATGATTAAATATCTCAAAATAATGCAGGCAATAAATAACAGAGTTAAACAAGTTAAAGATGATACCATAAGGGTTGAAGAAATAGAAGAAATTAGAAATATAATTACTGATATCTTGCTTGGTGAGTATGAAAATAAATTACCTGATACTAAAAAACCAATCGAAAATACAGTATATGTAAAACAACTTAAATGGGGAGGACTAAATGAAGATGTAAAATATAATGGATATAGTAAAGTGTTTTACATAGAGTCGGAAAAATACGGATATGTGCAGAGTGAAAACTTAGAAGACGCAATAAATCGATTCAAAATATTAGTTCGACAGAAGCAAATAGAAATACTTGACGAAAATGAAGAAAATACAAGCTTAGCATAAGCCTGATGGGCTTTTTATTTTTGCATAAAAGAGGTATAAAATGTCTGAAAAATTAATCGATAATGATTTTAAAAAGTTAATCAAACCTGAATCAGAGCAGCAAAAAAATATAAATGAATATACAGAAGCACAAAGAAAATTATTATTTCTTATAGAAGATTGTCAAGAGAGAGCAGAGACAGGAAGAACTAGCACAACGGACGATTATGGAAGAACGTTGAGCGTTGGACTTGAAACACAATGGCAGGATGAACACAAGATGTATAAAGGCGACCATTGGAATACGAGCCATGTAAATCGTTCTGTTACAACAATGAAAAAACGTCAAAACTCTGTAGACAACTTTGTCTTTAATACTATAGAAAATGTAGTAAGCAATATTGCAGCAAATACGCCCGACGCAAAAATTGAATCGATAGACGATAACGAAATAGACAATCAGCAAGATATGCAGCAGCCAGAACAACAAGCTATGCAGTTGCAGCAGCAAGACATGGCAGAAGTAAAGCCTATTATACCAAATATGACAAGAACAGAAGTAAGCAAAAGACTTACTTTTATGTCGAAATTTAACGATAAAAGAAATAAGTTTAAGGCAAAGTGGAAAAGAATTGTAGGAGAATTTATAAAGCATGGCCCAGCAATTGCGGCCGTAATCTGGGATAATGATTGGATTGGCGGGAGAGGCCCGGAGCGTTGGATTGGTGATATTAAAATTGTAGTTGTAAAAAAAGAGGAATTTTACCCAGACCCTGCAATAGTTGACCTTGGAGAACGACTGCAAGAATGCAGTTTTATAAATAGAAAGTTTAGGAAGAAATTAAGCTATATTAAAAATAGATGGAAAGATGGAAAGTTTGTAGCTGAAGAAGATAATGAGAGGGATATATACCAAGACGAAGGACAGAGCCACGAGCAAACCTGGCTTGTGGAGCACTGGCATAGAGGAAAACCAAAATTTATGCCAGCAAATAGAAGAAATGAACTTTTAGAACTTTCCGAAAAATACAAAGATATCGACGAATATAAAAGTCAAGAATATGCAGATATGGCAGAGGGAAAACTAGATGGAATACATCTAGCATATGCAGCGAATGGAATATTTTTGGAATATATTCCATATATCTATGATCATGGGAGATATCCATTTGTATTTAAATGTCGATATTATGACCAAGATAACCAGATGGGATTTGGTGAGATTAAAAATATAACAATCCCTCAAATTCTACACAACAAAGCGGACGAGCTTGAGATGGACGCATTTAGCAGACAAGGACTAGGACAAGAGTTTTATCAAAAAGGCTCGTTGAGTCCTACCCAAAAAAGAGCTATCTTAGACAACTCTAGCAAAGGCGGCATGATGTTCGAGGTAGACAATATTAACCAAATTTTACCTCGTCAAAATGTAACAAGCCCAGCAAGCTTGGTTAATTATAAAGAACATAAACAGAGGATGATAGAGACAATAAGCTCTGTAACTCCTATACAACAAGGAATGTCGCCAAGTGCAAACATGCCATACAAGGCTATTGCAGAACTTGGAGCTAGAACAGATATAAGAACAAAATCAGCAAGTGATATTTTAGAAGATTTCCTAGTAGAAGTAAATGAGTTGAGAATTGAACTTTTTGCACAATTCTATACCCATGATAGATGGTATAGAGTAAAATCCGAAGATGGAAAAATGAATACTGGCAATTTTAATAATACAATGATGATGTTTGCATGGGAGCGAGACGGCAAAAGTGAAATATTTGTCCCTGAATTCGAAGTAAATGTTAAAATCATGGATGAAAAGCCGACTGATAGAAATTACTGGACTACAACAGCTTTTGAGCTACAAAATAGACAAATATTTTTGCCGGAACATGTGTTGTATACTCTAGAAGAGGGTAAAATACCGCCTTTAGAAAAAGTTTTGGAAGATATAAAGGCACAGCAGCAGGCAATGCAAGAGGCAAATATGCAAAAAATGCAGTTAGAAGCCCAGCAAATACAGCACAAAATGAAAATGGAAGAAGAAAAATTAAACTTAGAAAAGATGAAAATAATACAAGATGGACAGCAAAAGCAAGTTGAAAATACATTTAGGCAGCAAGATACAGATTTGAATAAACAAAACATGCAGGAATCAAATAAAATGAAACAACAAGAAATGCAAATGAATCAAGGGCAACAGCAAGAAGAAACAAAGGATTATGATGGTTTTATGCAACAGCTTGAGCAAGACTTTCCAGAATTTATCCAAATGCTCGGTCAAATTCCCGAAGAGCAACAAAGTGAAATTTTAGAATCTTTGATGAATTTGAATCCTGAAGAATTAGAGCAAACATTATTAATTTTAAGTCAAACATTACAGACATTAAAAAACAAAGGAGAAAGTTAAGAAAATGTACAAAGTTAAAGATGAAATAGAAAGACACAAAGGATTAGAAGATAACATAAACATAAGAATTGAAGAGATAAATAAACAAATAGAATCACTAAAGCAAGAAAAAAATAGCTTGCAAGATGAATCAAAACAGATAGCTAGAGTTAAGAAGGCACTTGAAGCCTTGCAATAAATTTACAACACTCACAAGAGTGTATTTTTATGCCTAAACCAAGGCAGAACGAAAGGAATTGATACTATGGATACACCAATCCAAGATAATATCGAAGATGTAGAAACAAATGATATTGATACAGAGCTAGAAGATGAATTTTCCAACTTTGAATTGATTGAAGATGAACAGCAAGAAGAAGAAGAAAAATCAACAGAGGAAGAAAGTCAAGAAGAAGAATTTGACGAAATTGATTACAACAAAGAAAAAATAAAGATACCTGTTAAGGATCGTAAGGTATATTTACAAAAAGGATATAACTACGATAAAAAGGCGGCTCAAGCCGATGAATTATCAAGAAAGTTGATTGAGATAGAAAAAGTAACAGGTATGACATATGAACAGATACTTGAGCAACAAAAGGAACAGGCCCTAAACCAAGAGGCTGAAAAGTTACAGGAAAAATATGGCATAGATGAAGACCTTGCGCTAGAAATGGCAAGGCAAAGAAAAGACCTTGAGGAAATTAAGGCAGAGAAGGCAATATTAAAGCTAAATGAACAAAATAAGCAAGAAATTGATAGCTGGAAAAGTAAAGAAAATCCGGCTATTTTTAATGCTATCGAAAAACAAGCATATGAAGTTATGCAAGTAAACAATGTAAGTTTTGACATAGCATATAGACACGTTCGCGGTGGAATGACATACGACGAGCTGTCTAATATTGCAAACAAAAACGTTAAACAATCTGTTATTGCGGACGTGCAAGATAATTTAAGAAGAGGAAAAAGTGTAATTACAAATGCAGACTCAAATAAAGCTGATGAAAAAACTGCAAAATCTAGTTTTGTCAAGGCTTTTAATAAGTTTGCAGGAATCTAAAATTTAAAAATAAGGAAGTGAATATAAATGGGATTTAGTCCAGCATGGCAAAAGGGCGGAGTAGGAAGCCCAAACCCAAACGTTTATCAAATAGCTAGTGCCACAGCTATCGAAAAAGGCGAAATGGTAAAACTTTCGGCCGGGTTGGTCGTTGCTATTGGTGATGTTGACCAAGATGACCCACACTTGGGCGTTGCTGCAGAAAATCACGACGGTGCAACAGCTGATGGAAGACAAACAGGGACAGAAATACTAATATATGATGACCCTAACACAGTGTTTAAAATTAAACCTAGAGACCCACTTACAGCCACAGGAGGTAGCACTACTACATTTGTAGATAGTTCAGTATTGCCAGAAACAGCAGATATTTTTAATGGTGGTGCTTTGATTTTAGTTAGCGTAGCGGCTAACAGTGCATTAAACGGCAAAAAGGTTAATATATCTGATTTTGACGGCGCAAATGGAACTTTTACACTTAGCGAAACTTTGTCAGATGCAATTGCGGCTGGCGACACAGCATATCTAATACCGGGCAAGCGTTGCAAAGGTCATTATGCGTGGAATCTAACAGCTGATGGGACAGACATAGATTTTGACAATACAGCAGCTGGAGAAGCAATATACGTAGAAGATGTAGACGTAGACAATGGTTTACTTTATGTAAGTTTTAGATTACACCAGAGAGGCAATCATCCGGCAGCACTATAATTTAGGATAAAAGAGAGGTGAAAATATAAATGAGTATATTAATAGCGAATTTTGTTGAACTAGAGGGAAGCATACAAAAGCTTTATGATAGATTCGACAAACAACAAACAAAGTATTTGCCAATGTTTTTTAATGAAGAGATGACAGATAGAAATGTTGATGAGCATTTGGGTGTTGGAAGTATCGGAGAAATGGAAGCGTGGGCCGGTCAGGTAGCATATGAAGATTTTGACAAAGGTTATAAGACTACTTACAGACAAGGTAAGTTTTCTAAAGGTATACCTGTTGAAGAAGCCCTAATACTTTTCAAAAATTTCTCTGAAATAAAAAAGAGGGTTAATAGATTGGCAATTTCTTCAGCCAAAACTTTTAATATAAAAAGTGCTTACTATTTTAACAATGCATGGAATGCAGCAGTAAATGGTGGGAACGGGGAAGGGTTAAGCCTTGCAAATGCAAGTCACAGAATTTGCCCGGGCGATTCAGCTGGAGCACAAAGCAACACGTTTGCATTAGAAATGAATGTTGATAATATAGAAACAATGAGAAATGCAGGCAAAAAGTTTAAAGATGACAAAGGTCACATAATGAATATAAATCTTGATACTATTGTGTGTGGCATTGACTGGGAAAAGACAGCTAAACAAATTTGCGGAAGCGACAAAGAGCCTTATGTCGCTGATAATCAAATAAATATATATAAATCCGAATTAAAATACATTATTAATCCTTACGTCGATGGGAAAACATGGGGAATGGTAAATCAACAACTTATGAAGGGCGGAGATGGATTAAATTGGAAGTGGGCAAGAAAACCGGGCAGTCCTGAGTATGTGCAAGACTTTGATACAGAAGTTGGAAAGTATAAAATAACTGGTTGGTGGTCGCACGGATGGGATACATGGTATTGGGTAGCCATGTCAACCGGAATAGAATAAGTAAATTTACATTGGCGTGCTGACTAGCTAGGCACGCCAATTAATTAGCTAAGAAAGCAGGTGTAAATAGTAATATGAGTACAAAAAGTAAAAACGGCCGTCACTTTGGTCGAAAAGTTTCGCATTTTGGCAAGGACTTGCATGGACATGAAGTCAAAATATTTGGCAATACTACTGGAAAATATTTTCAGTGGGACAATGTAAATAATGAGCTAAATGTTAGTGGTGATTTTAACCCAACCGGTTACATAGGCAAGGAAGTTATAATAGATGGGTTGGTTGACATAGCTGATAACCCTAATTATGACAATTCTGCAATAATAAATGCGGCGATTGCAGCAGCTCCGCATGGTGCAGTATTGAAAATTACAAAAGCCGTAAAGGCTAATATAGAAATACTCAGAAGCAATATAACACTAAAAATGTACAGAGGAAACACGACATATGGTGTGTACGTGTATCCGTATGACACTAGTAAACCAGCTTTATCCGTCGGCAACGGTAGTACGCTTGTAGAAAACATAGTATTAGAAGATATAAATATATATGGTACAAAAAATGAAGCAGATTCCAGTAGCCATGGCTTAAAAATAAATGGTGCATTGAGATGTATAATTAACAATGCCAAAATTGATGGCATGGGCGGCGATAATGTTCACATGACATCCGGAACTAGAAGCACATCCTATATTTTTTACAACAACCTTATATCTGTTAATTGCAGAAAATCAGCCTTTTACGTGGAATACGGAAGCAATTACGTTACTTCCACGTACCTCAACAATTGCGGAATACAAGGACACACAGCAACAAACGCAAAAGCTATGTATATCGGAACTAGCGTTCTATTGCATATGAATAATGCATGGATACATGTTAGTGCAGATGATAAAGGAATACACAACTATGGCTCTCTAGTACTAACGAATGTAGACATAGACTCTGATGATTCTAGCTGGACTTTAGCCAAGAGCTATGGTTCTACTAGACCAACGATACGTGGCCTATTTAGCATGGATGGCTATCATAAAAATTCGGCTGATTTAAAACACAGAATATCAGGAAGTTTTTTCATATCATATAAGTCTACTTTATTTGCCCCAGTGGTTTTGGGACAAATTTATTTGAATGAGTACGACCCATCCACTGCGGACGAATACGCAGCCTCCGAAGATTACAAGATATCACGGTCTGGCGATAGAATAACCATAACTGCGGATGGGAAAGGCTGTTATTGGGATGGTGGAGACGAAAATTTCAAAGCTACAAATTTTACAGCTGGGACAACAAGCGCAGCCGGAACGGCAACATTTTATGGCGCTACATCTGGAAAAAAATTCACATGGGATGGAGCAACAGATACGCTGAAATTGGATGGGCAACTTACAGTTGGAGTAAATGATACAGGATATGATGTTAAGTTGTTCGGTGCGACAGCAGGAAAATACTGGCTGTGGGACGAATCCGCTGATTCGATGATTGTTGTTGGAGGTACTATGTTTAGCGGACAAGTAACGGTTGGAGAAGACGGAATAGGCCATGACGTAATTTTCTATGGAGACACAGCCGGTTGCAATGCCATGTGGGATCAATCAGAAGACCAATTTAAAATTACTGGCCCGGCAGATGTGCCTGGGTTGAGATTGGCAGGAGAAGGAAGTTTTAGCCCGGCCGCATTTGCAGCAGAAGGATTAGCATGGGCAGACGGAGGAGCGCCGGCATTTGTTGCAGACCAAAAATATCTTATTATAGATTATGCAGGCACATTATACAGAATACCTGTATTTGCAAATGCATAAAAAATAAAATAAATTTTGCAATAGATGAGTAGGTTTTGAATTCCTCTAGAATATTTTTCCTACTCATTTATTGCTTAAAAAAATATCGGAGGATGAAAAATGAATTTACAAGAGAAAATTAAAGAATATAAGCAACAATTAACACAATTAGAGTTAAGAAGCAACAACATAAGAACACAAATTGCTAATTTAAAACAGCAAGGAGAACACATAACAGCAGAAGGAAACAAATTGTTTGGTGCTATAGAAGTGTTAGAAATGCTATTAGTAGAAGAAAGTGGGGCCAACATGGATGAAAATAAATAGCCCTGCTGACAATACAGAGAAATTTTTGTACTTAATCTTAAAAGAACTAAAGGAAATAAAAGAACTACTTAAAGGTGGTGGACCGATTGAAAATAAGCAAGATAATACCAACTCTAACGATAACAAACTGGTTAGCGTTCGCAAATCAGCCCGCAAATGATGGGATAGAAGTTATTTCAGATAGTGCGAATGATACCGGCTATTGTACTATATGGGGTATAGATGGAACTGGCATATTATCTTATGAGACAATAACATTAAACGGAACAACAGCAGTAAGCACAATTAAAACAAATTGGACTTATATATATGCGGTTTTTCTTGGTAAATCTGGTGGCTCTAATATTAAAAGAGCTGTTGGAACAGTAACAATAAGAGAAGCAAGTGGAAATCTAGCAATTACTACTATTGCAGCAGGAAATTTTAATTCAGGAATGTTAATTTTGAATATTCCAGGTTGTGTATATGAATTTGAAAATACAACAGGGATAACATATAGATCAACATTTGAAGTACCAGCAACAAGCCTAACAGGTATAAAAGAAACTGGTAGAGCTTATGTACAGGGATTGTGTGATAAATTTCCCTTGTCTATTATAAGCGACAATACAGGTGCAACAGTGCAAGTAACAGTATATACAGAGTTAGGACAATTACCTAAGAAAAACTCTGACACTATATTATCATCAGCCGTGGACAGTATAGATATAGCGAAAATAAGCAAAGGAAGTTATTTGAACGCAGCTACTACAGGCATAAGCGCAGTAACAGCAACGACAACAAGCAACGAAATAAATGCAAGTGGATATAATACAGTGTTAATAGAAGCAAGTATATCAGTAGCTGTAAAGAATTGGACTTTTAAGATTCAAGGGTGCTTTGTTAGTGCCGGAACTTTTATAGATATTTTAGATATGAGCTACCAAACAAATGTATCTAAAATATTTATGTTCAAAGGAATTCCGGACTATATTAAGATCGTGGCAACAGAAGACGAGGATGGGGCAACAGTTAGCGTAAAAGCGCAACTGCTAAACACATAGGAGGGCGTATGATTAATCAAAAATTGTTAGGAACATTAGGCTACCATGGTGGGAAATACATAACAACAACAAGTGCAACAACGCCCGACAATGGTAAAAAGTTTTTTGCAATACAAGCTATTACAGACACTGTAATTAACCAAGTTTCCGGGAATATAAATGTTGCAAGTATCAGTCTGAGCGCTGGAATCACAATATATGGAGAGTGGACAAGCATAACGCTAACATCCGGGAGTGTTATTGCTTATCAAGTCGTTGATTAATGTTAGGTTTAGGACTTGGGATAAATAAAATAAGCAAAATAACACACAGTGTTTCAAATCCAGACTTAATCTTAGATAATATTTCGGGGGCAAAACTTGCATTTTCACTACATAAACTTTATAAAGATTATGCTGGAAACTGCTTAAAAGTTCGAAGAAGTAGTGACAATGCAACGCAAGACATAGGATTTACACTGAGTAATTACGTTGATTCGTCTGCAATAGCTTTATTTTGCAGTGGTACGGATGGATTTATAGATACTTGGTATAACCAATATCCCGGGGGCAATAATGCAACACAAGCAAGCACAGCTAATCAACCCAAAATATGCAGTTCTGGAACGTTTATAAATGATGGAATTTTATTTAATGGAGCAGATAGTTTTTTAGTTATTAGCAAGTATGCAGACATAAACATAACTACTAGCCCACTTGCTATTTATGCAAGCCATGCAAATACGACTAGTACGGCCGGATATGTAATTACTTGTAATACAGACAATTATAACACTCAGCAATACGGAGTAAGATATAGTTCAACAACATCATATTTTTACCTAGCAGACTCTATTAAGGTTCAAGGGGCGATTAATAGTGGTAATAATTTATTATTTGTTTGGAAAAGCACAAGCGCAAGCCAAACAAAAATAAAAAATGACAATGGAGAGCTTACAGGAACGAATTCCAGTAATTTGTCACAAAGAAATTTTGTTGTGATAGGAGCAAGAAGCAACAATGCCACAGCAACAAGTTTTTCTAATTTTTTCGCAGGCAATTTAAAGACAGTTATTATTTTTAATACAGATGTAGAAAGCGAATTAACTGATTTGCAAAATTATTAACAGAGGTAAAAAAAATGGCTACAATAGCAGAAATAATCACATATGCAAAAAGAAAAAAATATAGTTCTGAATCGGACGCGAATTTAATGATTGACTTAAATACAATCCAGGACGAAATATATCTACAACTCAAGGAATATGAGACATTCGGCAGCTATAGCATAAAAGAAAATACAAGCGTAGTTAGTCAACTCGAATACTCCATGGCAACAGATCAGAAATGGGAGAATACTTTTTTAGTCAGAATGTCGGAAGATACAACAGAAGAAAATTGGTATGTATTTGAATTTACAGGAGAAAAAGAAAGTATCGATTATGATTACAAGTGGCAAAGACAAACAGCTTCTAAGATTGCCTTATATGTAAATGGACAAGCAGTCCAAACAGCAGGTCTGACAATACAATTTTACTACAACAAAACTCCTACAGCTATTACAGCAACAAGCCAAACTCCGGATTTAGAATTAAGATATCATAATTTATATAAATACGCCCTAATACAGTCCATATGCGAGCAAGGAGACAACCCGGACATAGAACTAGCAAACCTGTATAAGCAGAAATATTTTGAATTTTTAGATTTTGTTAAAACAGATTTAAGTCAGAAATCAAATTCATTGCCATATCAAGCCAATCAGAAAAGGGAAGATTTTTAATGCCAAGTTTATATAATCAAATTAACTTCAAAAGTAAGCAATTTAATCATTTTGGAGATGGCCTAAATAGCTTTACATCTCCACTGTATCTGAAGCCAAGCGAAGCCAGTTATTCCAAAAATATGTTTTGCGAATACTATCCAGAGATTAGGACAAGATACGGTTTATATCCATATGCTACTCCTTTGGCAAGCATATATGGAGCAGGTTCTAGGCTCTTTAACGCTTTGCACGTCTTAAACACAACGATTTGGCAAACATGGAATGCAAATACTAGTAGCTGGGATAATGTACAAACAGGATTAACGGCCACAAGATGTACATTTATAGATTTTATGACATCTAGTAAAAACTATACATATTTTTCGAATATTCTGCAACACAGGGTTTGGGATGGTGCAGCGATAACAAGTGTTACAGCCCCACTGACTAGATTTTTAGCAGTTGATGACTACAGAATGTATGCAGGACTAGATTTTAAAATATATTGGACGGATTTGAGCGACCCGACTAATTGGAGTACCGGAGAAGCTTCAAATTTGGTTATTGCAGGCGCGAAGGGCTCAATAAACGCAATAACAAAATTTGGGCAAGACCAAGTAATTGCATTCACGGACAAATCTATGCATGTGCTTTATGGAGATGACCCGGATAATTTTCAACTTCTTGACCCAATTTATGCTGGTTGCCTTGGACAAGAAGCCATGGCGGAATTGGATGGAGTATTATATTTTTTAGACAATAGAAATATAAAGATGTATGCGGGCGGAAACCCTGTTATAATGCCAAATTCTGAAAAAATACAATACTATCTAGATAGAATGTATGTTAAACCAAATTCGCAGGTATATACACATGTTATGGCTAGCTTTGGCAAATATTTATTATTATCAATCCCTTATTCATCCAGTACGCAAAACGATATGACATTTGTATATGACACTATACTCCAACGCTGGGATATGTGGTATTTTGGATTTAGAAATTTTACAGAAATCCAAGATACAAACAATAGATGGTTAATTGGTATAGGGACAAACGAATATATATATTCGCTTTTTAACATATCCATAACACAAGATAACAACGAAACCGGAATAGCTTGGGAGCATATTACCGGAACATTTAATTTTGGAACACTTAGCAGCAAAAAAGTGTTAAGTGCTATTTGGGTGCACTTTTATTATTTACTAGAAGACGCAGAAACAGACTATTTTAAATTAGACTACATGGATGGAAACGGAGCATACACAAATATAAAAATATTTAGTAGTTCCAGCTCAGATCAGATTATAAAGGTAGACGTGCCAAACAATGTAATATGTGATTCAAACTTTTTTAAATTAAAATTTTACGGAGTCGGACAAGTAAAACTAAAAGGTTATGAATTAGAATATAGGGTGAAGTCATGAAATGGATAAATATTCCCCCAGAAACAATAACAACAATTCAAGACTTAATAATAAATCTAAATAAAAAATTAAGAATGGCCTTTAATTCTATTGAATCTTCCTCTAATAAATCTGTAAATGCGACAGATTTTACGGTAAACGAATCTATTTCAGCAGGGGCAACGGTAGAGAAAGAAATAACAATAGGAAATGGCTATACAAACGGTAATTTAATCTTGAAAGTAGCTTCTAACTATGGTTATAACATTCTTTTTAATACAATAGAAAATGGCTGCATTTTGCAAAATGGCAACACCATAAATGCTTATCAGGTTGAAGGTTATTTATTTCCAGGCAGTGCTGGAAGTACGCTTGGTGCTTATATACAGTTAAATTCTATTTATATTTCAGGAGATAAGATAAAAATTAAACTTTCCAACACTGACACATCCGCACACACTTGTGTTATTGTTGCTTGTGTATGGCAAGTTTTTAAATAGAGGTGAAATATGGCTACAAAACTATATAATCTTAATACAGATTATCAAGCTCTTATAAATGCTGAAAAAGCTAAAGGGGCGGCAGCGAGTCAGACAGACATAGATAAATGGACAGCAGCAAGACAGACTAAAATTGCAGATAACCCAAGCATGCAAAGTCAATGGAAATTAAGTAACTTAGCTGAAAGTCAAAAAAGTACCTTGGCAACACCTACTTTTAGGGAGTATATTACAGGCGGTGGACTTACAGGCGACAAAAAATATGAACTTAGCAATATTGGCTCTACTCCTACAATAAATGGAATTGCCGTAGACCCCAAGGCATACGGAATGCAACTTGTAAATGGTTCTTGGACTGGAACACAAGACCAGTACAATAATTTATTAGCACCACTTGATAAATTAAATGCAAATCAAGCAACATCCAAACAATCCTTAGTGCCAACAACTCAAGATACTCCTTATTCAAGTGCACTAAACGACCAACTTATGAGACTTATGAGCTATACGCCTTTTAACTATGACTCTACACAAGACGCAGCACTAAAAACAGCTCAAACACAAGCAAGTAATACAGCGATAGAAGCAGTGCAGAAAGCAGCAGCAAGAAGAAATATGCTATATAGCGATAGTACGAATAATGCAGCAGCACAAGCAGCAGCACAAGCAGCGATAAACCTTGTGCCTACATATAGACAACAAGCACTAGACCAATACAATACAAATCTTGGAGCAGAACAGCAAAAATTGTCAAACTTGCAACTGCTTGATGAAACAAGATACGGAAGAGGACAAGATACCTTTGCAAATAAAGTCGTAGAGGCTGGATTGACCGGAAATTGGGGAGACCTAAGAACCATGGACGGTTCTAATATAGACATGGCTAAAGAACAACAAAGCTGGAATCAAATGTATCAAAATAAAACTTTTGATTATCAGAAAACAAGAGATACAGTATCAGACTTACAATTTGGACAACAATACCAATTAGAACTTGATAATTTTTTATGGAACAAATCAGCTAATAATCCTAATGTGCAACGGCAGATACTAGAGAATAAAGTATTGGATACCGAACTAGATTATTTAGCCCCAGCAAAACAAGCCGAACTTGCCAAATTGTGGCAAGATGTTGAGGCTGGTAAAATAAGCATGGATACAGCAAAGAAGAACATAGAAGCCTTGCAGGCAGAAATAGAAAACACAAAAGCAAATACAGGACTAACAAAAGCAAATACAACGGCTACAAAAGAAAAGACAAGCCAACTTAAAAACCAAGGTACATCAAGTACTGCTAGTACATTAACTTACAAAGAAGCAGATACAACATTTGTTAACAAAGTAGCTGGAAGCAGCGCAATAAAAAGCAACTCCAAGGAGCAAAAGAAAAAAGCAGCAGCAGAATTTTTACGACTATACAATAGCGGTGTCAGTCCAGCGTTTTTATATCAATTATCCATCAAGTATAGTTTTGACTTGCCTGATGATATAGAAAAAACTTTGACATAGTAGGTGTGATTATGCTAAATAATTTAATGCAAAACGATACTATAACAAAAATAAAAGAAATGCAGCAAATAAGAAGAGAAAGAGTTAACAATATCATTACTCAACAAAACATAAATAAACCCTTGCAAATACAGCAACAACCTATAAACAATATAAATCCTCCTACAATGCAAAATAATCAAAGTAAATTAAATAACTCATATTTTTCTACTGATTTGCAAAAAAATAAAATAAATAGCATTCTTGGCTCAAATAAAAGTAATATAAGCCAAGGCATTAATATGAGTCAAAATATTGTCGCAAATCAAAACAATACCACTCAAGACATGTTAAGTAGATTAAGAAGCATAAATAATCAATCTCAAACAAGTTTTGGCGATAATTACAATAATGAAAATATAAATAAATCTGCAATATTGCAGGAAGGGCAAAAATATATAGGCACTAAGTATGTATGGGGCGGAAACAATCTTTCGAAAGGCGTAGATTGTAGTGGATTGACTCAGCAATTATTTAAACAGCAAGGTATAAAATTACCAAGGACAGCCGCAGAACAATCAAAAGGCGGAAAAACTGTTAATTACTCAGACTTGCAACCTGGCGATCTTGTATTTTTTAATACAATAGAAGGAAATAACAAGGAAGTTGACCATGTCGGAATATATCAGGGAAATGGACAAATGTTACATGCAAGCAGCTCTAAAGGCGTAAAAATAGAAGACTTTACGAAAAAGTATTGGCAATCCAAACTTGTTAAAGCAAAGAGGTATTAAGATGGCTAAAAAAGATACTTTTAATTATAACAATAAAAAATACTTAGAATTTGTTGGTAAATTAGACAGGTTAAATATGCAAAGAGAGCAATTAAAAAAGAGAGAAGAAAATGAAAAGAAAATACAAACAGGATATGCAGGCATAGAAGCCGTTAGGGCGCAACCAAAGATAAGCATAGGAGAGAAAGAAAAAAAGACCAGGACTAAAAAAATACAAAGAGATTATGCAGGCATAGAGAGTATTAGAGCTACTCCTAAAAAAAACGATATAAATAAAATGACATCTGAAGAATTTTTAGGAGAAAAATTAAATCCTGTACAAAAATTTTTGAGATATGGATTTGGAAAGACTTCGACGATAGGTGAAAAGCAACAGAGATATAACACTGAGGCAAAAAGAAAAAGAAAAGAACTAGATACAACATTCGGACAAATAAAAAGCAATTTCGATGAATATTTGATGGCAGCAACAACAGGAGAACAGGCAAAAGCAATTAAACCGACCGGAAACAAAGTTATAGATGTTGCTACCGCAATAACAGGAAGTTTGGCAGGATATTTAGCCCCGGTTGGAGGAATAGGAAGTAGCATAGGCGGAGTAACGCAAACTATTGCAGATAAAACAATTGCAAAAATCGGAACAACTAAAATAGCAAATAATATACTTCAAAAACTTAATCCAACATTAGCTAAATATATAGCACCTGTAACAAGCACAATTTCGGAAGGCGTTTTAACATCAGCCCCAATTACGGCTTTACAACAGCAAAAACAAGGATTAAACGTAAAAGAAACACTGCAAAGAGGATTGGTAGACGCTATATTTAGTACTGGCATTTTAGCCGGCGTAAAAGGTGTAAAATTTGGAGCTGGAGCGATAAAAAATGGATTAGACGAGGGTTTAACTATGCCAGAAACATCAAATATGGCAGATGTCAAAACCGGCCTACAAGACACCCCAAACTATAGGGGAAATATAAAAGTAAATAGAGGATTAGGACTAAAACAAAAAGTATTAGATACAAATAATGCGGAAATAGAAGGATTCAAAACGCAACCAAGGATTGACTTGGAAACAAATAAAATTAAACCAATTATAAATAAAAATAAAACTTGGACCGGCCGATCTGCAACAACAAAAAAAGAAATAACTAAAATATATACACCTGAAGAACTAAAAAAATATGGCAGAGTACCAGCAGATTACTACAAAGCAAAACCAACACAAAATGACTTGGCTAAAGTTTATCAATCAATAGTAGATAACCCTAAAAGTTCTGAAACTCAAATAAAAAAAGCTCAAGAACAAATTAAAAAGGTTAGTAAAATAGAATCTTTGTACACTATTGAACAAAAAAATATATCTGAAAAACAAATTAAAAAACCTGAAGTAAAGAAAACAAAATTAAATATATCTGAAGAAGTTTTAAAAGATAAAAATAAATTTGACAGTTATTATAATTTAGATAAAAAGTTAGATAAAGACAATAGAATAAAGGCGATTGATAGACTTACAAAAGATATAGGAAACAGAATAATTAATAAATCTAATTCTCGAACACTTGAAGATGTGGTTAATTATTATAAACAGAAATATAACCTTCCTAACAATTTTAAAATAAATAGATCACTGAGAAGTAATAATAAATATGCTAAAATAATAATGCCGAAAGATGGCATTAAAACGGATACAGAAATAAGAATAAGCATAAACCCCTCTAAATCCTTCGACAATCAAGTTGGTGCATTAAGGCACGAACTTGAACACTGGAAAGACAGCATAGAAGGATACAAAAGCACAGAGCCCAAATATGCAGTAGGAGATACACTCCGCAAAACATATGGAGGCAAAGGAAGCCATAAAAACTATGACTTTTTTGAACCTGACTATTTGAGACAGGCATATATAAAAGATTTTGAAAAAGGCAGGCTAGAAACTACAAAACCTATAGATACTACAGTTTCAAAAAGTAAAATAATAGAAGAAACAAATGTAAAAGAAGTAAAAAGAGAATCTGTTAAAGTCGAAGAACCTACAAAAACAGAGCAAAGTAAAGTTACTCAGCCAAAAAGTAAAAATATATATAAACTCGTGAAAGAAAAAGGCAAATTTAAGCTCAAAAAATCTGGCATTGATTACTCGAAAATGACAATACAGCAAATCAAAGGAGTTGCCGAAGAATCTAAGCTAAGCAAAAAATATGTTATGGATAGCCACATAAATAAATATTTAAAGCCAACCATGAAACTTGGATATGAAAAAGGCGGCTTAAATGTAGATATGCATGGAGATGTAATTGGTAGAACCGGCACAGTATCTTACAAAGAACCTTGGTATGTAGAATTTGTAAAGAAAAACAATAGACCTCCAAGCAAAAATGACTTGGTTGAAATTGCAGAAATGCACTTGAGAGAAGGTTTTACAACTTCGCAAGGATTTGAACAACCAAGCAAAATATGGAAAGAATTAGACTTTACAGAAAAAGAAGCAACAAATTATATTAACTCCAAAAACATCAAAAAAGCTTATGCACCACCAAAACAAGCTCCATATACAAATAAAACTATAAAAAATAATCCAACGAAAGAATCTAGGCATGAACAAACTGTTTTGAATTCCGATAAAACAGATCCCGAATTCAAAAAATACCTTAGTGAAAAACGCCCGACCGAATATGAAACTACAGTAAATCAGCAGGATTGGGACAATGCAAGGGAAAGACTAAGCAAAAATAATCCGGACAAGATTTTTACAAATATAAAGAATAAAAATGCACTTACAGCAGATGACGCACACGATCTTATGGCTTTGCATGAGTACCATACCAAAAAAGGCGATTTAGATAAAGCAAATGAAGTCTTAACAGAATTAACACTAAAAGGCTCTAAGTCAGGTCAATTCATACAAGCAATGGCAGTATGGGATAGACAGACAACAGAGGGCATGTTAAAACTTGCTACATCCAATAAAGTTAAAGCTAATGCACCTGAATACCTGTTAAATAAAGAATCTAATCTTAAAACAGAAGTGCAAGAACTTAAAAGCACCATAAAAGAATTAGAAAAAAATAAAACTGCAAACAAAAATGAAATAGAATTAAATCTTAAAATTTTATCTGGAAAAGAAAAAAGATTATCTGATGTAACAGCAAAAGTAAAGGACGCTTATGCCCTAGGAAAACTTACACAAGAAGAATATAACTATATAAAAACTAGGTATGACAATGCTAGGTCAAAAACATTCTATGATAATGTTTATCAATCTAAGCTTAAAAATTTACAAGGTAATAAGCAAAATCCTAGTCCAAAAGATATATATAAGGCTACTCAATATGCAGATAGACAAGTATTGCTAGAAAAAACTAGAGCAATGCAGAAAATAAGCGACCTTGAAGGCTCAACCGGTAGGGAAAAATTTCGAGCATTCCAGCGCATAACAATGCTTTCTACTCCATCTACAACAGCGCGAAACAATATATCTAATGCTTTGACTAGCTTGGTTGACATAGGAATAAGAGAAAACTTTGTTGCTGCGCCAATCGACTATTTAACCGCAGCAGTAAGAACAAAAAGCCTTGTTGCTCCAATAAAATATAAAGCTGCAAGCGGAAGAACAACAATAATGTCTCCTAGTAAATATATTGCCTATGGAAAAGGATTTGGAAAAGGTATAGCAGACATAGGAAGAGATATAAAAGACAGCATTAAATATAAAGAGTGGATAGACACCAACCCAGCAAGAGAAAATTTTGAACTAGCTGGAAAAAGAGTATATAAAAACAAAGTGCTTAATGCAGCCGATCAGATCGTCAGAAAAATGGTTACTGATAGGCCATTCTATGAAGCAGCTTATCAGGCTAGATTAAAAGAATTAAGTATAATTAATAAAACTAAAAAAAATACACCAGAAATGATTAATAATGCTAAATTATATGCACTTGATAAAGTATTTCAAAACAATAGTACAATTGCAAAAACTATGACAACTATTCGAAAAAAAGTACCACCACTTGACTTGATTATGCCTTTTACCCAAACTCCATCAAATTTGATGGATAAGTTAATTGACTATAGTCCAGTCTCTTTGGCTAAGCTTACTAAGCAAATAGCACAAAGCAAGTCAAAACCAATTGATACAAAATTATTTATAGATAGACTGTCAAGAACGATGACTGGTGCAGGAATAGCAGTATTAGGGTATAACCTAGCTGAAAAGGGAATATTAACCGGAGCTTTAGACAAAAAATCTGAAAAGAAAAGAGAATTTCAAAAGGCCAAGGGCGAGCAATATTATTCAATCAAAATTGGAGATAATTATTATTCTTATGACTGGTTAAGTCCTGTAGGAAACATCTTGGCAGCAGCTACAGACTTTTATAAAAGTGGACAAGGAAAGGAATCCTTTATAGACAAGCTTGAAACTAGCACTATTGGAGGAATCGATACGGTTATGAGTCAATCAATGCTGAAAGGATTATTAAATCTTTTCTCTGGCTATTCCCCTGCGACTGGAATGATAAAAAGCTTTTCTGAATCCACAACACAAGCTAATCCAACTATAATTAAAAAAATAGCAGCTTCTATGGATGGATACGAGAGAGAAACTCAAGCGGAAGGATTTTTGAAAACTGCAAAAAATAAATGGATATCTGGAATTCCTAAAGCTCGTGAAAATCTAGGCATAAAACGAGATGTATTTGGACAACCTCTAAAATCCAAGGACATTGTAACTAACCTTTTTGCACCTGCCAGAAGCACGAAAGCAAGCACAGATAAGGCTATAAAAGAAATAGATAAATTATATCAGAAAACTAAAAATAGTGATGTATTGCCCAAGGTTGCTCAAAATACAATATCTTATACCCCTAAATTTAAAAATTTCGGAAGAACAATTGAAGGCGAAAAAATATCATACAGCTTAAAAGATGGCAAAGATAAATCCGAATACATCAAAATGCTTGGAGGTGAGCAAAAAAAAGCTATTGAAAATTTATTTAGGTCTGATGATTATAAGTACGCAGAATCCGACGACGAAAAAGTAAAAATAATAGCAAAAACATACAAAGAAGCAAAAGACAAAGCAGTATACAAATTTTTGAAAAATAAAAAATTAATAACTGAATAAAGGAAGGACTAATAAAAATGGAATTGGCGCTAATAATAATCGGAAGTATCGCAGTAGTAACAGGAAATTTAATTGCAAAAAACAATAAACATAAAAGGAATGGTAGCAATGAACGAAACAAAAGAAATAATTATCGCAGTAATAATTTTAGTTAGTTGTACCATCCTTGGCTGCATGAAAATAATAACTGGGGAAAGCATAACTTGGATAATAGGCATGATTGCTGGTTATGTCTGGGGCGCAGGCAAGAATAAAATCGAAAACAAGAATACATCATAACATCTAAGAAGTATCGATATAATACTTATGCATATTTTTATTTATTCTTTTATATGTTAATTTTATGTAAAATAATAAATAAAAAGGGTGAATAATAGAATGTATAATTTTGTAATAAGTGCGTTATATATTGCAATAATAATTGTTTCTATGTGTGCTACAAGTGCGCTTATAGCTGTTTTGATATACTTGTATAAAGTTACAAGCAGATTTTTCGAAATTTTAAAAGTGATAAAATATTATAGTTTTGAAAACTCAAAAAAACTTAAAAATATGAGTCAAGAAATTGCAAATATTAGAATTAAAGCAGAAAATTTAAATAATGAAGAAAATACAGTAATTGACTATGACAAAGAAATCAAAAGAAATGCAAATATTAGAAAGGTGATAAAATGAAATCAGTATATTTGAGTCCATCAACACAAGAAAAAAACATAGGTTATGGCAATTATGGAACTGAAGAGTATAGAGCTAACCAAATTGCCGATATAACAGAAAAAATATTAAAAGAATATGGCATAACTGTATACAGAAATAAACCTGAGATGACATTGACTCAGGTTGTTACTGATAGCAATAATAAGAATCCAATTATACATTTTGCTATACATACTAATGCTAATGCTGGCAAATCTCGAGGTTGTGAAGTATTTTGTCACAAAAGCACTGGGGAAGGTCATAGACTAGCAAAAGAAATTTACACAAAAATATCTAATCTTACTCCAAGCTCTGATAGAGGAATTAAGCAAGGACATAATTTCTATGGACAGGGAAAACATATGTACGAATTATATAGTACAAATTCCCCAGCTGCTTTGGTAGAAGTTGCTTTTCACGATAATAAAGATGATTCTGAGTGGATTATTGAAAACATAGAAAAAATAGGCATAGAACTAGCAAAAGGAATTCTTGTGTATTTTGGCATAACTTACAAAGAAAAGGCAGAAAAAAATATTAAATACAGAATAATTGCAGGTACTTACAGCAACAAAAATAATGCAGAAAATCAAATTAAAACGCTCAAAAATGCTGGATTTGATTGTTTTATTGAGGAGTTAAAATGAAAAATCTTAACCAACTTTTTAAACTTCCAGTATTAGATTATGCAAAAATGAATTTAGATAAAGATAATTTTGAATCTGCACAAATAAATAAACTCTTTGAAGAGATCGAAGAGTTTAGATCAGAGACAAGTATAATTAAAAAATGTTGTGAACTTTTTGATATTATTCAGGTTGTATTTTCTCTTTTAAATATATTTAGCCTGGACGAGATTGACCAGGCTTTTAGATTAAACATTGAAAAACATAATAATAGAGGTATATTTAAAATACTTGGATTTTTTGAAATATTTAAATTGATGAAAAAATAATCACTCATATTCACTATTTCCTTCCTTTTCTTCGAATTCAAAGTCATCAATTTCAAAATCATCAATATCTTCTAAATCTTCAATAAATTTTTCGAAGTATATTATTAGCGCCAATATCGAAAAAGCACCAGCTAACACAAATATAGCAATGTATTTTGAAGTCATAATTTTATACCATCCTTTTCAAGATTATACAAAACTTTTTCTATAGTTTTTATATCTATTTCAAGCTTTTTTATCCTGTCTGTGTTAGAAATAACCCTATTCTGTATATCGTTAATTATCATAACATTGCTTATTATAATTAACGATAAAACAAATAGAGGTATTAACACTTCTTTGTACTTCATCAATTTTTTCTCCTTCTTTTGTTACAAAATATTTTTTCTTGTAATAATATATCAAAAATCATAGAAAAATAATATAATATTTGTACGATAAAAACAAATTAGCTATAAAAAATACATTAAATATTAACGGGGGATTAAATATTGTGAAATTATAATTGAATACTTGTCAAATCGAGAAATTTATCTCGAATGCACTATGTGGGTGTATACGGATAGACAAGTTTAAAATAAATAGCCGTTAATAAAAGAATATAGGATTTAGTTTTATTAAAAAAGCATAATATTAGAATTACATTAGCATTTAAATTTTAAAAAAGAAGATTAAAAAGAAGATTAATTGGAATTAAAAAAGCATACGTTGTCAAAAATTATTGACATTGTATGCTTTTTGTTATAAAATTACATTACCAAACGGAAATAGACTAAACTAAAACGGAGTAGCTTTTGAGCTACTCCCTCCTTATGTCTATTTTTTTACTATTCCTTTTATTTTGCTAATTGGTATAAAATTGTCTTCCTTGTCGCTCAAAATAGCAACTATTGCACCAACTATTATAATTAAAATCATTATTTTCCAATGTTCTACAAATATTTGTATTCCTTTTCTGAGTATTGCACTTTCTTTTAATAAGTTTAAAACTTCTTTTAATTCTTCCATTTTAAATCATTCCTTCCAAAAAATTATCCCATTTTTCGTTATTCAAATTGATTAAAAATTTTGTTCCATTTGCAATTATTAAATTTTCTTCTTTTGCTTTTCCTAATAATACATCTCTTTCGTATTCTCCAAAATTATCCATATAATCATTAATTATTTTTGATGATGGTATGATGTTTTTTTCATTTCTGAACTGGAAAATCACGTTAAGAAATTTCAAATATCTGGAATCTGTATTGGCTGGGTTAGTTTCCGAATCAGAAAATGTATTCTTTTCTAAGGATATTTTGTTTTCATCGTGTAGATTTTTAAACCTGTTAACGCAGTCTATTACTTCATTTGAAAATGGTTTTATAATTAGCATATTTTTTTCTAAGTTAGCAGAAACCGCTAACACTTCTCCTTTACCTTTGTTAATTTTTGTTAGTAGTATTTTACTAAACAAATTATATATATGACTAAAATAATTGACATTTTTCTTATGTTTTTTAGACTTTTGTTTAATTATATTTCCAACTGCAATAATACATTCGTCTTTGTTGTTTTCCAAATATTCGTTATCTTTTGTCATTAAATTGCTTAACTTTTCAAAAATTTTATTACATTCTGGGAGACCCTCTTCTTCATCTGCTTCCTCTTGAATTAGCAAACCTTTATATATATCGCTATATTTCTTAAAATTTGTCATAAATTCAGCTGTTTTGAGTTCTTGCGTTCCTGTTACTCCTGTCATTTTTTGCGTTTCAATTGCTTTTCCAACATTAGTACTAATTTTAAAAGGCACTAACCTTCTAATATCAGTATCTAATATTTCTCCGCTTGGTGTTTGAGTTGCCATTACAACGCTTATTCCTAATGCCCTTGCAATTGTAAGCAATTTTTTAAGCTTATCAATTACTGTCGTGTTATCATCTTTTGATTTTTCCTTGTCTAATTTTAGATCTCCAATTTCGTCAATAACTAAAATTATGAATGGCATTTTTTTAGATGAAAATCTTTTATTATATTGATTTATGTCTGAAACATTATTTTTCTTTAAAATTTCTGCCCTATCTTTCATTTCTTCAAATAGTAAATCAAGTATTTTCTTAAATTCTTTTTGATTACTTACAGTTACACAGTTTCTAAACTTAGAGTATTTGTACATTTCTATTTCATATTTAAAATCAACAAGTATGCATACAACATTGTTATCAAAACAAAATAAGCTTTGTAATATCATATTTATTAAATTGCTTTTTCCTCCACCAGTAACGCCAGAGATAAGCATATGTTTTATTTCTGCAAAATCAATAACTAATAGTGCTTCATCTTCTTTTATTCCAAACAAAAACGGAACTTTTGTTTTGCTAGTATCAGCACATGCAACATAATCTTGAAACCTATAAAATTTTTTAAATTTAGTATCAATTTTAAATACTATGTTCATGTATTTAAAATTTCCTGTTTGCCTACTTATATTGTTTATATCCCTATTTAATTTTATTTCTAGTATTTCTTTTTTATCTATTAAATGTTTACAAGTAAAATCCGAGCTAAAAGCTGTCAAAATATTTTGTTGCTCTTTTACTATCTGTAACCTATTATCAAACATTTCACAAATATACTTATATTTATTACAAAGCATATCTATTTTTTTCTTTTTAATTGTCGAAATTATTAAATCATTAATAGAAATTAACACTCCTTTTAATAAAAAATAACTTAATAATCCTATTATTAAACATATATAAAACCTATAACCTTTGTACAACAGTAATCCTAAGCTAATAATTGCAAGAGAGATAAATAAATATCTCTCTTTAGTTGCAAGTAATTGTTTCAAATTACTTGGTTTAAGCTGGATTAACATATTTATTACAATTTTTTTTATCATAAAAATTACTGCATTTAAAAATATTTTGAGTAAATTACATATTTGTTTTTTTAGCTTATCCATACCTTTTCCAATTAATTTACTTATTAATTTACTTACTTCTTTTCTTCCTGTCTTTGTTGCTAATATAATTATTATTCCAATAATTAATAATCCAATTATGCTATCCATTACTTAATCCCACCTTTCAAAAGTTCTTTAGCTAGATCAACAACACTATTTCCAGCAAGGTATAACAAACTAATATCATTCATAACAGCTAATAATACGCAACTACAAAGCACTAGTATTCCGGCATCTTTAAATTTTCCTTTTACAATATTCCAAAAAGCAACTAATAATACTAATGTTGCTATCAAATTTGTCATAATCAATTCTCCTCCCCTGTTTTCACTACTAATCTTCCATTTACTTTAATAATCTCAAAATTGCCTTTTTCAATCGCTGCCTTCTCAATTGCTATTTTTTCTTGTTTTTCTTTTAATTCTTTTCTTTTATTTTTAATTCTAACTATTTTCCAGTATACTGTTTCCATCAAATCCTTGTGCTTACCATTCGTAAAAAAATATACTGAGTAAAAGAGTATTCCAAAACCTATGAAGAAAGGCGACATTGCAAGTATTATCATTAGTGTTGCTTGTACCAGTAAGTTTAATAAGTCTAACACTTCCCTAACCTCCCTACCATTACACAGTATTTCTTTTTTATCTTATCAATTGCCTCATTACTTGTTATCTTTCCTTCGAGAAACTGACGATTTATTTCAATTGCTGCTTCACTTGGTTGTAAAAATTCATGATTCATTGTTGCGAGTGTTTGCCTTTCTATATCTTGTATTTCCTTATCTGTCAAATTATTAATTTTCATTACAATTCCCTCCAAATTTTTATTTACTTTTGCCCTTGGAGGAACTATAATAAAAATATCTATAGTTCTTCCAAGGGCTTTTTAGAGATTAGGAAATGTTTTTGCTTACAGGCTGGCATTTCCTTTTAATATTGCACAAATACTATCTAGCTCATTGTCACTTAAATTAACATTTATGCTATGTACATAATTCCCATTAATTTTTACATATAGAGAGTTATTTGTTACTTTGTACTGTTTTTTATCAATGCTAAATTCAAAATTGTTATTTTTATTAAGTATTTCCTTCATTGTCATTGTTTACACCTCCTGTATTCAAACTTTCAAGCACATCAATTTCAGTATCATTGTAGTAATCTAATATCCATCCAATCAATTTTAATGTTTCTGTACTTAAGAAATTTATTCTATAAAATGCTTGATTATTGTGAAATATTTTAGGCAGTATATTTGCCGTATCAAATAGTGCTTTGTTTATTACCTTGAAATTTGATTCATTAGTTCTTAATCTTAGATACATTTTTCTTGTTCTCCTTTGTATTTACAAAAGTTGTTTTTCCTTTTGTTGTAATAAATCCTTCTTCTTCCAACTTTTTCTTTGCTGACTGGATAACTTTTCTTTTTAATCCAGCCAGTTCCATTAAAGCTGTTACACTTGGGGCTATATCGACATCCTTATAGCTCCAAATTGTATTTCTTATCAATTCCAAATCTTTGTTCGAACAAAGATTATCAATATTTTCATTCTCATTATTTGTTATATTTTCTATATTTTCAATTTCTTCTATTGCTGTTTCTTTTTGTTCTACCAAAGATTCAGGAAATTTCAATAACTTTAAATCTGGTTTTTGCTGTATTTCTTTCATTTCTTTTACTTTAACTTCTTGTGCATTTTCTTGTACATTCTTTGTATAATCAATATTTGCTAGTTTCATATTTTCTAAGTATTTTTGCTCTATCCTGTATTTCCATCCAAATATCAAATTACTAAAAAGCTTTGATACAATACTTTTGTCATTATCATTATTGTCACTCCTGAAAGAATAATTCAAAAATATTCTATCTACAGCTAATTTAAGACCTACAATTGTTCCATATTCAACAAGTATGCACATTATGAAAGTTATTATTTTTATTAACAGTCCATTTTTGCCAAGATTTATAAAGAAGAATTGGCTATTTAAAAATATAATTACAATTAAAAGTCCATACTGCAATAATTTTGCCTGCCTATAGTGCCTATTAAAGTTGTTTTTAATTGCAGTTTCGAAACTGCTAACCATAAAAATTGATATCTGCACATATATTGTAAATGCAATGAATGCATACATTTCGCTACCTGTAAATAATTCTAATTCTGAAAAAATTGAAACTGCACAACTGGCACAAGCACCAGCCAAACAAACAATAAATAATATAATTCCACTCATTACAGTAAAGATTTTACTCATTTTCTCACCTCATTTTTTTATTTCTATTTTGCACATATCCTTAACCGTCCTTTAAATTTATGATATAATTACACTTACTTTGCTAAAGTAAATGTAAGCACAAAAGACTTATTGGTTTATGGTTCAGAAGATAACTCCGTAAAAGGGGTTATCTTCTTTTACATTAGGCAAATTCCTTGATTGTTACATTTTTTCTGCCTTTACTTTCCCATTCTCTTTTTAATTCCTCTGCCTCTTCCAGCGTCGGACGTTCTTCTAATGTACCATTTCCATCATCAACCATGTAACACATATTATCCACCTCCTTGTTATTATAATTATTATGTGGACTCTCTCCCATAAATTATAATAGCTAAATATTTTGAACCCCGATTTTTGAGTATAAATCAATCATTCCAAACTCTCTTATCGCCCTTCTCATTAGCCATTTTATAAATTTCGTTTGATCTGTTTGCATTGCAAGCATATCCAAAACATCTTTATCTAGTATTGGATTACATTTAAATGTTTTATATATTACTTTTGGCTCTCCGTCTTGTTTTTTCTTACTTGCCATTTAATTTTCCTCCTAACGTTTTCCTAATTATAACATATGTGATTACAAAAGTAAATACTAAATTATAAAAAAAATAAAATAGGCTATAACGCCCTTTTATCCACAAACACAATTTCCATTATTCCATTTTTGTCTATATAAATTTTTTCTACTACACTTTTTAAAATTTCTCTTTTCTGGCAAATATCATCTGTAAAAATAAAAGTATCCCAAATGGATAATAAATTTTCTTTTGGATCCTCAATATCAAATTTATGTTCACCCATATTTTTAAGTTCAATTTCAATCTGGACTTTTTCATTCTCCAACTGCAACTTTTTTTCTTTTGCTTCAGCAATCGAAAAAATTCCTGCCAAAAATCCATCTTGTACCCTCGAAATTTCTGCAGGTATTTTGTCCAATCTTCTTTCTAAAATATCCCTTGTATTATCAGTGTTAATTTTGGGAACAAAGTTTATAATTCCGTCTAAGAATTCTTTTAAAATACATTCAATTTCATGTTCTATTTTTTCTACTCTATATAATTTGGTGCAATCACAAGCACCAGTATATCTCAATGCCCTTCCACAGCAATAATATTTAACCTGTTTATTCCCACTCTGAGTAATTCGCATATTAGCACCACATTTGCCACAATACAATATTGTCAATAAGTAATAATTGTACCATCTTTCAGAACGGCGACTTATAATAGGCCCGTCGTGATTTATATAATTACAACATCGTCTTTCTCTTAATTCTCGTTGGACTCTACCAAATATTTCTTTACTAATAATAGCCTGGTGTTCTCCTTTATATATTTCATTATTATATTGTAACTTACCTA